ATGGTCAGGTGTGAAGGGGTTGGCTGAAATTTCGCCATTCCCCCCCCACCCTGGCTGACCGCCCCCTAAATATTTGGTGCGGTGCCGCATCGCGTCACACTTGCGACATAGTGTGCGCAGGTTCGTCAACGCGAGGGCAAGGTCTGGTCGCACGCGACGCTCAATGATGTGATCAACGATCATCGATCCCTTGGTGTGTACGCGGGCGCTACACTGTACGCACATCCACCTATCACGCTTGAGCGCCAGCTGCCGAACAGAACGCCAGGCAGCAGACGCATAGAACGGATGAGCCTTCTTGTTCAATCTGACCTCGGCTTGTCTGCCTTGTCTAACCCGATCTGAACTGGATGAACCATAGCTCGGTCAGCTGCGATCCTCATCATCCTGTCATAGGTGAGCACCCTGCCTGTCTCAACCAGCTGACGAGAGCTGGTCTTTCTGTGTGGCTTGTGTATGGGATACACCTGGCACAACAGCGCGAGGATCTGGTCTGGGTCCCCACTGACATAGTCGCCCAGGACATCCTTGGCCACATCTACCACCTTGGATCTAGGCGACACCTTGTTGATCTCATCGGGCCGCAGGTGCATCAGCACCAGGCGAGCGTCTCGATACACCTGATCGAGTGAAAAGGATTTACTCATAATCATTAGTCTCCATATAACCGGATATATAAACTCTACATTTACCGCCTTTCACGATTGGCCCACGCTCAATGACCAGCCTGTCTATCAGTGAGTCATCCTCGATCAGTCCTGCAAAGGTAAGCGCATCTAGTAGGCTCTTGGCGCCATAGTTGTCAATGTCGCGCTTTCTCTTATCTGGTGGGTAGAGCATCACCCCGACTGCGAGCCGTCCCTCTGGTGCCTTCTGGCCATGCAGCCTGGCACTGACCTCGACCGCCTGTCTGAATGCCAGACCTTTCGGCGAGATGTAGTGACGGCCGCGAGCTGTACGCCAGTGGGTATTGGTCGAGTTCGGGAAAGGCAGATCGATAATCAGCACTTGGCCACCTCGTCTAAGACTTCCTTTCTGTCCCTGTTAAAGTACTTTCTCAAGTACTCCAGATTTCCTTCCTGGATCTGCCGACTCGGTCTGGCCGACACCACGAACCTCGCACAACACTTGATGCAAGATCGGAAGTTGTAGATCGGTCCAGCGCAGTTGTGATCGTTCACTGTATTTTCCTTAGCATTCTTTTTTGTACGCTTGTACAGGTGGACACTAATTTCCCTATTAATACATTTGGATATATATCTACCTATTACTACCTATTATTTCTATCTATTAATTAATATATATATAAGGGTACAAAGGGTATACAGTGGACACATCATTGAAAACATTGATCTTTTTTGTGGACACTTGTGGACCCTGTGGACACTTGAATCACTAAAATGGATTTTCTAACTCCCTTTTTTTGTAAGCCTTTGTGAATTTCCCGTCTTTCTTGACTGTTACCCGGTTGTACCCCTGCCGTCGCAAAGCATCCGCAATCCGATGCTGGGACGCCCGACTTACTTCAATATTTGGAAACAATTTGTCTGTGACGTCTTTCAGCTTGAATCCGTCCGCCGTTGCAAACTGAGCCATATTCAAAACTTCCTCGATGCTGTCCATCGCCCAATCGTCGTGCTGGGTATGCTCTTCCTGGAACGATTCGGACAACCCGGCGGCCAATTCCCACATGACCGAATTCTTTCGATACATGGCGGCCGCTTGCGCCCAGATCTGCTCGATGTCGTTTTTGATCTGTGCCGGCTTACACGACGAAATCACCCTCAAAGGCAACCAGCGCCGATTTCCCGTCACATCGATCAGGAACTCGTCCTCGTTTGTTGTCCCGAGGAATACGCATCGCCTTGGCATATTCTTGGAATGCTCCACGAACTTAGGCGTCCATTCCTCATGCGTCCTTGTGATCCAAGCCTTGATCCACTCGCTGTCTTTCGTTTTGAGGCCGCGCAGCTCACCCAGCTCGCCGATCAGCTTGCCGCGCAATTGACGGGCCAGATCCGAATCCTTGCGCCCAGACAGGTCGATTTCGGCAAATGAGTCGTTTATGGGGGCGAGTGCTTTGACGCCGGACGTCTTGCCGATCCCCTGGCCGCCAAGCAGAACAGGCACCATGTCGGCTTGGATGCCAGGCGTCAACACTCGCCCGGCCATTGCGGTCACAAAGTACTCGCTGACGGCTTGCTCGTATGGAGACGGCTCAACACCAAAATAAACAGAAAAGAGGCGTGAGCATCGATCTACGCCGTCCCATGTTAGGGATTCCAACCAATCGATCGCAGAGTCAAACGACTTCTCGGCCATGATGTGTCGGACCACATCTTTGATCATATTGATTGATGGAGTCTTAAATCCGAGCGACTCCATATCTAGGGCAAATCGGACATAATCGGTATCATCAAATCTGCGCCACTGGCCGGCCTCCTGGATCATAGGAACGTCCAGAAATCGATCATGGCCGACGTCATAGTTGGACAAGACGATATGCAAGTTCGTCCAGCTGTTGATGATCTTGCCGTTTTTGTCGACGCTTAGATTCGAGACATCGAACGCGCCAGATCCTGCGACATTGTTTGACGCACCGCCAACAATCTGAGACCCGCTTATTGGTGTGTTGTCATTGAAATAAACATCATCTGGAGGCTCTGGCCGATCGTCTGCTGCAAGCTCATCCATTTCCTTGATCGCATCCTCAACTCGGCCAGCGTGGTTCAGGACAACATGAGCCACCCAGGCATCAAACGTGCCATGCAGCGGATCCGAGGCGTGGTCAGACCGCCAGAGATCGGTCCTGCCGGGGATTGGTCGAACACCAGGCTCACCCGTCGCCGTACTCGGGAAATACCTCTCGGTTTTCTTGTCGTACCCGTAGCCATGAACCTCCAGGATCGATGCGACTGAATGGGTGCGATTAAATGCGCCGCGATAGCCAGCCGCCGGGAATGCCAAGACGGTCCCGTTGCGCCCGGTGCTGATGGCCAGAGCCGGTGCGACAGGCTTGTTCAGATGTTCGGCGATAGCAAAGAAAAAGATCTCTTGTTGCTTGCGATAGAACTCAATGTCGGTCGAGCATTTTTGCCACCATGCCAACAAGCCATCGGTCAGCGACGGCAAATCATCAAGCCGCTTGCCGTTTGCGTACTCCTGAGTGCAAACCTCTCCGTCTTTAGTGGTGTAGACAAGACCTGGGACAACATCTTGTAGGTTCTCACTAGCCGCCCGGCACTCCAACACTGTTCCTGTGGGACCGCTTGAGAATTTAAGCCATGAGAGATCAGGCTCTTCTGAGAATACTGAGCGGCCACCTGACCCTGATCTGGTTGATTTAGTTCTGACGCCGCTTCGCATGATTTGTTCTAAGTCATGCCCACACGCTCTCATGCCAATGACAGCAAGATCCCACTTGTCTGGATCAATGCTGCAAGCATTATTCAATGCGAGCGGAAATCCGTATCCTGTGGCGTTAGGATCAATGCTGGTGGCGCGTCGTTTATTCCACTCCAGACCCTCGGGAGCCTTTGAGTTTGGTTTGAGCTTGACTAACCACACCCCAGCATCTAGCAGCCTTCGTGCTTCTGCGAGATCTGGTCTTAGCATTTTGATCCTTTGGAACGCATGATTGCTTTATTCCAATCAATAGGATTCCAGACGTCACTCGCGCACCCCCAGAGGTGAGCTTCGTCCTTGGGGAAGTCTTTATTGATCCGCCGGTCGTAGAGCTCAAAGCTGCAAGCGAGCAGCGTGTTCAGCACCTGGACGTCGTGCTTTTCAAACAGGACGCCAGTTGGGTATCGGCGAATGAGTTGGCCGACAATGGCCTTTCTGTCTTTCTTGGTGATCGCCTTGATGGGCGCGTTATTGTTCAGCATTCGATCACCGCTTTGCATATAATGAATCCCGTCATTTCTTTAGTTCCTTATGATTTGAGTAATGACCAAGGCCCAGGCAGTTACAGCTGCGCTGGGTCATTTTTTTGTTCTGATGCTCTGATACGAACGAACGGACGCGGCCAAATATCTGGTCTAAGTCTGTGGCGCTTAACGCCGACGGCTTGCTCGATGAGAATTGCTTGCTTGAGTGGGACCTGGCCTCTGGTTTCCCACATAGACAGGGCGCTTGATGCGACCCCGATCATTCCTGCTAGTGCTGTCTTGGACCCAGCGATTTGCCAGGCCTCTCTGAATGCTTCATGTCCTATCACGCTCGCTCCTTAAAATATGACAAAGCGTGAGCATATTACACATAATGCTAACAATTGACAATTATCAAACAAAACTAAAAATAATTAAATATTCACTTTTAGTGAGAGTAGAATGGCGTCTTTTAAGTAAGCCAATTAATGTATTGGAATTTAAAATGATTACCATCGGCGAACGCATAAAGATGATCCGCAAACAGCGAGGCATCAGCCAGATAGAGCTGGCGCGTAGGCTCGGCTGGCAAAACTCGCGCATGACCAATTACGAAAAGGGCCATCGAGCACCGAGCCTGGAAGTATTGAAGCTGATTGCAAAAGAGTTCGACTGCACGATCGAAACACTTGTTGGCCAAGACTCTGTTAATAATCTATTGAGCATTGCCACAATGCGCCGAGTGCCATTAATCTCCTTTTCCCGCGCCGTTGACTGGGCATCCTCTCAGTCACGGGATACTGATGCGGACAAGGAGAAGCAAGTGGTAACCTATTTAAGCAATCCAAGCCTGTCAGCATTTGCGCTGACCGTCACAGGCGATTCAATGACTTCATCAACAGGTACATCTTTCGATGAAGGCTGCACTATTATCGTGGATCCAGAACGAACCCCCGCCGAGGGTGATTTCGTCGTGGCCCGAGATCCAGAGACAAACAAGGCGACGTTTAAGCGCCTGGTCAATGATGCTGGCCGCTGGTACTTAAAGCCACTCAATGGGTCTTATCGCATGACGAGCATTGAGAGCGTGAGCGAGTCGGTCATTGGTGTTGTCATCGAGAGCATTCAGAGCCAAAAGTTCTGATTTAGTCGATTCTCACCACAGCAAAAGACAGCCTTCGGGCTGTTTTTTTATGCCCATTTCGTGAATTTAAGTAAGTAAAATCCCTAGATCCACCAAAAAAACAACAATAAAAAATAAATTATTTTGCAATTCGTGAGCAATCCGCTTGCACACCGCTCACATCTCGCATATATTGCCTATCACTTATCGTGAGTTAAACGGGAGATATCAATGCAAGACGACAAGATTCCACCAATCGCTTACCTGGGCGCCGCAGCCTTTGCCGCCGCTTTTTATCTGGGCTTTGTCCTATTGGCCAGCCTGGTTCCTTAAATGCGGATTCCTGCACATAGAGAAGAACTCGACATTCTTCACTCAATAGTCAACGGCTATGAATACGACGGGTTGCTTCCCCAGGACTGGGCAGAAATTCTGTTTCGAGACAGCGACTTGTTTGCCGATGTCCCGCAAGCACTCCAGCTTGAGATGATCCGCTACCTCGCCCAGGACGATCGATTCAAAGAGCTGATTCTCGATCAATTAAATGGTTTTCTCTAAAGGGTAAACCGACACCCATCAAGTCGGAAATTTATAGGAGTTTCAAATGGGTTTTCTCGCAAAAGACACCGGCGGATCCGGTGATTTCAAAAAAGTGCCTAACGGCGTTTACATCGGCAGATGTTATCAGCTCGTAGATTTTGGTACCCAGTTATCTGTTGGCCAATTCGGCGAAAAACAAGTCCACAAAATCCGCATCGGATTTGAGTTGTTTGGTGAGGACGAAAACAACGAGCCGCTTATCGTTGATATTGACGGCCAGCAGTTGCCAATGACGATCGGCCTGACAATCAATGTCAGCTTGCACAAGAAGGCAGGGCTTAGAAAGATACTTGAGCAATGGCGCGGAAAACCCTTCGCCGAAGTTGAAGCCGATGGTTTCGATGTGGCCAAGCTGCTTGGTGCTTACGCAATGGTGAACTGCACACAGAGCGAAGGCAAAGAGGGCAAGGTTTACACGAACATCGCTGGGCTCTCCCCTATTCCTGGTGCGCTGAAAAACTCAAAGCCGGCCGGCGTCCATGAGATGCAAGTGTTCGATCTCGACAGCCCAACCGACCAGGCGTTTGAAGCGTTGCCCCAGTGGATGCAGAACACGATCAGCCAGTCGCCGGAATATGCGAAATGGCGTGGACTCAAGACTGCTCCCGCTCCTGCTGCCAAACAGGGATCAGACGCGTTGGCCGAGATGGCCGATGACAAACCCTTCTGAGGTGACTGGCCATGAGCATATACGTTTTGGACATTGAGACCGCGCCAGCCCAGAACATCGAGATCATCGAGCTTCTGGCGGCCGAGTCGGTTGCAGAAAAGGCTGCAATCAAACCCCCGTCAAATTACAAGGACGAGGTCAAGATTGCGGAGTACATCGCGGCCAAGAAACTTGAGATCGATGCTGATTTCGAGAATCGCTATCGAAAGACTGCCCTCGATGGTGCTTATGGCCAGATCGTCTGCCTGGGCGTGGCCGTTGATGATCAAGAGCCGGAGGTCTTTTATCGTGATGATTGGCGAGCCTCTGAGAAAGAGATCCTCACCGATGCCTTTGAATACTTGCGCCAATCATTTGATCCATCATGCGATCGTCGTCCCGTGTTCGTAGGTCACAACATAACTGGGTTCGATTTGAGGTTCATCTTTCAGCGATGTGCCGTCAATTCGATTGCACCACCATCGATGATCCCATTTAACGCGAAGTCCTGGTCCGAGTCGATTGCTGACACGATGACCATGTTTGCCGGGTTCGGCAACAGGATCAGCCTGGTCAAGCTCTGCCGAGTCCTGGGCATCGATAGCCCCAAAGACGGCATCGACGGCAGCAAGGTTTATGACTACCTGCTCGATGGCAAAGTCAATGAGGTAGCCGAGTATTGCAAGCGCGACATTGAGGCCACACGCGAGGCCTACCGTCGTCTTTCTTTTATTTAAGGAGTGTTTATGCAGCTCGACACATACAAAGACAACCAGCCAGTGTGGACCCCAGCTGGCGTGGATATCACGATTCGATGGCGCGAGACGTATGGCTGGGTGCCCGCCAGCGAGACCCCTGATGTCAAGGCCAAGCAAGATTTCTTTCGGCTGCGTCAATACGAAAAAAAAGGATCACAACAATGAGCATCAATATCGACGCAGAAACGAGACTCAACGAATTGCGAGCAGTCATCCGCGATGAAGTTGTTCAGGAATTGATCCGCCAATTAAGTCAGTGCGAGGAGCAGCTTATCAATTCTCGCGCCATGATTGCTCAACTAAAAAATGAAGTCGATGCGCTTCGGTTAGATCTGCATTTTTATGACAACTCAAACAAGAGAGCTTATCAGTGACAAACCCAATTAATGAAATCCTCGGCCAATTGAAACCGACATCATTCAAGCCTAGCGAGCATGATGAGGCGATTCTTGTGACTTTTTCCGCGCAGATTAGTGTGTCAATGAATGTCGCAGAATCTGTGGTCATGGAATTTGATGAGCCCGATGTTGTCGAGGCAACCAGGTCGGCTGCTGCTAACCAGTTGATCGGTCTGGTATACGGCCCAGCTGCAGCTCAGTTGATTGAGCTGCGCGACAAGATGCCGAAGAAATATCAGCCAAAGATCAATAAGATCCTATCGACGTTCATCACCGGATAGGGGGACGGGATGAAAACACAGGCTGACCTGTTTACCTTGGTTGAAGCGCAACCATTACATGATGAGATCAAGCGATTATCAGACCTCAATAGACGCTTGGTGGCCGCCGCCCGAGATCTCGGCGCAGCCGATGATGTGGCGCAGTGGGACGATGCTTGGAGCAAGATGTTCAAGTTGTTTAAGGAGTATTCAGAATGAGCGTGGAAAAGACAGAGCTTTACCGTCATTTTGATAAAAATAAAACGCTTTTATATGTTGGCGTTTCTCTTTCTTGTGCCGCCAGGCTTGCCCAGCACAGAGATCACGCCCATTGGTTTAAAGACGTCGATAGCGTAACAATCGAAAGATTTTCTACTCGCCGCGAAGCATTAGAGGCTGAAAAAATAGCTGTTGTATCTGAAAATCCAAAGTGCAATATCCAATTAAAAAAGACTATTGCAGAAATAGCTCGCGAGAATAAGCGTTTACAAACAGAGCAATATAAAAGCGATTCCCGCAAAGATCTAACTGGCAGAATTGTCAATTTCAATGTCTGCTATCAACTCACAGAGGTAGCCCGTCTTTTTGGAATGAGTTCAATCGAACTAAATCGCCATATAAGCGAGGGAAATCTATCATTTTTTGAGCTTGACGCTAAGATTTTAAAAGGTAAACCGGCAAAAACGAGAAAGCAATTGGTGACTGGCTGGCAGCTGATTAGCTTTATTGAATACCTTGAGGCCTCGGGGAAGAAAGAGAAATTAAATGATTCTGTCTGCCACTGAGCTGAGAGAATTGACGGGTCGCCGCCAAAAGGCTTGCCAGGTTCAGGCCTTGCGATTTATGTGCATTGAGCATAAAGTGAGGCCGGATGGTTCTATCGTTGTCCTGAAAGCGCACGTTGAGCAGTCGCTAGGACTGATGAACGACACCAAAGTCAAAAAAGAAACTGAGCCGAACTGGGGTGCGATCTGATGGTGCGAGTACGAAACGCCGAGAACAAAGGCTTGCCAGCTCGATGGCAGCTTAAGCATGGCGCTTATTATTTCCGAGTCCCACCTGGCCTTGAGTCGCACTGGGACGGAAAAACAATGTTTCGTCTTGGATCAACACTGCCGGAGGCCTATCGCGTGTGGTCATCGCGAGTCGATGCCCAAGACAAGGCCGGCAACATTGCCCAATTGCTTGAGAGGTATCTCCTTGAAGTCGTTCCTACCAAGGCACCAAAGAGTCAGACAAACAATGTCCGCACCATCAAGCTGCTGACTGCGGTCTTTGGGACGCTAGGTTTAAACGACTTTAAGCCTCGGCACGTTTACCAGTATGTAGACAAGCGTGATGCAAAAATCGCAGCCCATCGAGAAATAGAGGTGCTGAGTCACGCATTCACAAAGGCAGTCGAGTGGGGGTTTATGGATCGCCACCCGTTCAAAGGCCAAGTAAGGCTTGAGGGTGAGTCGCCTCGCACTCGATACCTAGAGGATTGGGAGGTGCTTGAAATGCTGCACCTAGTGCCAACCCGAAAATCTGGCAGCGTCTTGATGATCCAGGCTTATATCCGACTCAAGCTCGTCACCGGTCTCGCCCGTTCAGACTTGCTCAGGCTGCGCCAGAGTGAGCATTTGAGGGGAGATGGCATACATGTCACCCGGCACAAAACTGGAACGCGAGCGACCGTCTACGATTACGCGATGGTCCCTGAGCGCCTGGAGGCCGTAACGCTTGCCCTGAGAACTCGCCCAGCCCTTTCCCCTTTCTTGTTCTGTAATCGCAAGGGTGAGGGCTATATCGACGAAGCGACAGGCGAAAGCCACGGCTGGGATTCGATGTGGAGCCGGTTCGTAGCTCGGGTAATGGCCGAGACAAAGATTAAGGAACGCTTTACAGAACACGATTTGAGGGCCAAAGTTGGCAGCGATGCGGAGAGTTTGGAGAAGGCGCGAGCACTCCTTCAACACGCCGATATTCGCACGACTCAGCGTGTCTATCGACGCAAACCAGAGCGGGTTTAGTCGGTTTCTATGGGACAAATAGCGTTCTATGGGACAAACGCCATTTTATAAATGAATACGCCACCCCGGAGAGTGGCGTATTTACTAGCTTTAATGGTGCGCCCGGCAGGATTCGAACCCACGACCCCTTGGTTCGTAGCCAGCAATTCTCTGCATCATAAATCTCATAAAAATCAGATACTTACGATAGAAAATTTGTCCCATAATTTGAATAAATCAATTTATCTAAGTGCATGATTTCATTGAACTTCAAAATGTTCAATGGGACAGTTTTCAGCATAATATCAGGATTCCAAACGATCAGGCCATTGATGCCAAAACAGCGGCATATTTCGCCTGGCGATCATCCAGACCATGCGTCCCGCCATTGATCCTCTTGGTCATCGCGACCACATCCTTGGAGTCGGCCAGGGCGTTCAATCCGTTCGTCGACCAGAACCAGCCAGCCGACAATGCAGCCATCTCTGGCTCGGCGACCAGCTCTGGGTTCTCAACCACATCGACGCCGACAGCGTTAGAGAAACGAGTGTAATTATCTTTGCCAGTTAATTGGATAAGACCTCGGCCCAAAAATTTGGCACCCTCGCCCGACGCTTCATCCCCGTTGCCCATTCTTGAGCTGTACGCCTTATTCGCAATTTTTTCAGGATTGCGGGCATATTCTTGACAATTCTCGGCGTTGAAACGACTTGGCCAGACTCGGCACAGGGCTTCGGCTGAATAATTTAAATTTTCGCGGGTCGCTTTGAATCCCGCCGATTCGTGTGCCAGCTGGCTCAAGAAACCAGCAATTCGGTCTGGCGTGTTTATATCGAAACGCTCAGCCGTTGCGTTGAGTGCGTCAATCCATTTGTCTGCCATCTCTGCTGTTGTGACGGCGAGAAGGTTCTCTTTGGTAATCATTTTTGATGCTCCATGTTAAGTTTGATCCATTTTTGTAACGCAACTAATTTAGCTGTTTCCTCAGCGCAGAGACCAATAATGGCAGGGTCGTCGGCGGTGCCATTAACGCTGGGGGAGGACTTGGGAATGGTGGACACTGCACCGCTACCGGAATTACACTGCTGCACCCGACCAGCATACTGACGGCGCAGAGCAGCAATCCTAGTTTCATACTCATCTTTTACCCCTTCGTTAATAACTTCTGCGAGTTGAATTGCATTTTTGTTTGCCAGCTCCTGCGCCTTGCCTACCGCCGCGACCTCTGCTTGAAACTTCAAGAAGCGTTCATGCTCATCGGAATAACCTTTCCAGTAAGCTGCAAGAATGATGGCGACTGCGATACCGATCTTTGCGTAAAGCATCATTTCCCCTTGATCAACATATCAGCCACGATTGTCAGAATTGCGCGTGAGTGCTCGAGGTCAGGTTCGGCCATCCATCCCGCCGTGATCTGTCCTACGAACTGTTCTTTCGCCGATGGCGAACTCACCCGACAGGTGTACTGCACACCCTGGCTGATGTAGAACAAGCCCGCGACCGACTGGGGGCGCGAGTAAGGTCCACAGGGAATCTCACCGGCCATCAGCTTGACCACATCGCCGTTATTGCCAGCGTTGTTTGTGAATAGCCTCACATCCACACCCTCGAGCGACTTCTGACGTCCCCCGCCCTTGGTATAGGCTCGCACGAGCACACGCTTATTCAAGATCGGGTCAACAGTAAATATCGACACGACCTCTGCCCCCGTCTCTTTGAATAGCATTGCTGCGGCATCATCGAAACGGGAGTCATCGAGCTTAGGCAATTCGCGTGACTGCATATACGCGCCAATCATCACGCCTTGGTGGGTGTAGATGAAGTAGCCAACGAAACCAAGCACACCAAGCAAGAGCACGACGAACAACCGAAAAGGGCTGTTGACGTATTCAAGAACGGCCATCACGCCGTCGCGAGCTTGCGAGGTTTGCTTGTCGTCCATTACTTAGCCGGCGTGACGGGAAGGATGTTTTCCTTCCAATTGACCGCCGCCTCATCCCATGTGTAGAACGAGCCTTCCTTAGCAGCCGGCATCGGCACTGGTGCTTGCCAAACGAACTTGGCATCCAACACCCATGACTTAAATGGTGCCGGCGCAATGAACGCCTTGTTCTCTGTGTCGAGCTTGAAGCCAATTCCTGCGTAGTTGTAGAACTTGGCTGCATCGCCGTTTGCGTCAGCCCATGTTTGCACATAGCTTGATGCGTCTGGGCGTGTGCTGATGAACGCTTGGTCTGCAACGATGACGTTCTCGACTACGCCGAAGGCGTTTACTTTTGCGAATAGTGTTTCCATGTGTATTGCTCCTTATGCTGTATAAGTTCCAGATTGATTGAATTGAACGATTGTGTTCGCCCCCGATGTAGTAACGATTGGAGAGCCTGTCACGTTTCCTGAGTAGCTTGCTGTGGGAATTGACAGATATGCAACACCGGCTGAACCTGCTCCACCGATAGGTCCTGGACCAGCTGCCGCTCCACCGCCACCGCCCGACCCCGTATTCGCAGCCGCAGGTGTTCCGTTGCCGTTGTTGGCTCCGTTTCCACCAATGCCCGAGCCGCCGATTCCAGGACCAGGACCGTTCCACTGCCAAGTCACGCCCCCACCGCCGCCACCTGCTACGAGGATTTGTTTCCCACCAATGTCGAGCGATACACCGAGTCCACCATTCCCGCCTGACCTTATGTTGTTTGGGTCGTCGCGAATTCCGGGGGCTCCAGCGCCTCCTGCACCACCACCGCCGCCACCGCCTGTGCCTTGATAGGAGCTGCCGCCTCGATAGCCCTGCCCGATTTGGTTCCCCCCGCCGGAGTCAGGAGTATTTCCGATGCCGCCACCTCCACTGCCACCGACGCCTCCGCCAATCCCAGCAGTCCCACCCACGCCGCCACCGAACACAGTGATGATCGGGAAGTTTGTGAGCTTAAATGTCGAGTCACTGCCTTTGAGAGATGCACCACCACCCGCCCCAATAACAAACTCTAGGACAGTCCCCTTCGTGAAATTCAAACTATCTTTGCGAACTCCGCCCGCGCCGCCACCACCGCCGAAAGATGGGTTTCCATCACCGAAATCACGACAGTCTCCACCGCCCGCACCGCCAGCGACAATTACATATTCTGCCGCTATTAGGCTACCGCCACCACTACCGCCGCCACCAACTGGAGGCGTGAATTCGCCCGAGGTCGTGAACGTATGCACGTTCCAAATACCGTCTTTTGTGATCGTGCCGCCTACACCGACTTTGTCGCCTTGGTAGCGAAACACTGCGATGCCTGAACCACCCGCACCACCACCGGCGGGATTGCCGCCTGTGCCACCGCCGCCACCGCCTGTGTTAGGCGTACCAGCAGTAGAAGCAGCACCGCCTCCTCCTGCCCCAGGGAGTCCATTATTGCCATTCGGAGAAGCACCTGCACCGCCGCCGGAGTACATGACGCTTGTGCCTGTGATTGATGATGCCTTGCCCGCACCACCATCGCCAGCTTTGCCATTGTAGACTCCGTCACCGCCCTTAGCTCCTGCACCGCCGCCACCGCCCCCGCAATTTATCGCACTCGCATCGCTCAGACCGTAGTAGCCACCATCATTCCCTTGACCCTGAATACTTTGCCCACCACGGTTTGCTCCTGAATCATTTCTAGCACCGCCGCCGCCAGAGGCTCCCGCTGTGTATCCACCGATTGAGGCTGAGATAGCACCGCCACCGCCGCCATAGGCAGTGTCGTATGAGTAAGTTGAATCTGATATTGAAGTGGGTGATCCAACACCACCTACAGTGGAGGCTGAACCACTCACTCCGCCCGTACCGCCCGCGCCAACATTAACTGTAAATGGCGCACCTTTTTGCAGAAAGATTCTGCTTGGCACGAACCCACCCGCACCACCGCCACCCCCTGCGCTGTAATAAGGGTGGTTGTTGTTCTGCCCACCGCCACCGCCGCCACCGCCGATGAGTAGGTATTCGACTTCCAAGAAATCGCCTCCGCCCCCACCGACAAACCGCTCACCGATGATCAACTCATCCATCGTGAACACGCCTGATTTCCCCGTGTTTACCGGTCCGAGGATTCCACCGTTAATGCCCGCCATTACGCCATCTCCTCAAGACCTACCACTGCCTCCATCCCCACTGCTGTGCCTGAAACTTGAAGGGAGTCGCCTTCCTCAAGGTAGATGTGCTTACGCATCAGATCAAGCGATGCAGCAGCAGGGATCACGATGTCCTTAGCGATGTGAAATGCGTTTGCACCGCGCTTGAACTTGACGGTGACCGAAGCGTCCGCTGCTGTCGTGTTCGAAACATAAAAAGAATTGACCTTTGCAACCTTGTTGCTGCCGACTGCGTTTGCAACGATGTCGGTCGCGGTGGTTGTGACGGCAGCCGCATAGGTCTTGCCGTTGATCGCTGTAAGTGATTTGAAATTTGGATTTGCCATGATTAGCTCCCGAAAATAAGTGCCATTGCGATTGCATCGTCAGAGCCGACGGTGATAGATCCGCCTGGAGCCGACAACGAGGAAATGATGTGATCTTTTGTGCCGTCATACAGCATCAGGTTCATGCCGCCGCCCGATAGCTGTTGCACCCAAAGACCGCCCGCCGTCAAGTCTAATGGTCGTGTGAGACCGCTTTGCCCTGATTGCAGCGATTGATGTGTTCTGTTGAGGATGTCCGCGAGATCCGTTCCGCTTGTCGCGGTCGGGTCGATTGGATAATCCGTGATTAGGTTTTGTGCCATTGACTGCTCCTATTAGATAGATGTTGCACGTTTGCGACCGTACCCCTTGGCTTGCCAGTCGACTTTGCCCTCCACCGGCGTGTTTGTGATCACGTCAATGAGTTGCAGGTCGAATGAGTCGCGGTCTTTGTTAGTAACTTTTGAAACAACGGGTAATTCATTACCGTCAATCGAGATTGCTAATGCAGGTGCAACCCTAAATGCCGGATCAAAAAAGATTGTCAAACCACCGACAGGGATCTCAATGTCTGATTGGCTGTCGATCCGATCAGGCATATCAATTTCGATGAGGCCGTCCGTCACAATAGGTCGCACGAGCTTGTCATAGCTGCGTAACACGATGCGGAATTGGAATAGCAAGCCTGTGAAGTCACCGACCTGGACGCTGCGCCAATCAGACCAAAGCTCGTCACCGGCAGACAGCGGATCAACGAGATCAATCTGCTCCCAGTCAGCCATAAAGTTGATGCGGTCAATCGTGCGAACCTCTACCCAAGCATCCCACTTGTCAGACTGTGCGCGAGCCAAAGCGGGAACGTCTGCGAGGCGTGCCCAATTGACCATAAAGTCATCAAAGTGCTCACCGTAGGCGCGGATCTTGGAACTTATGCGAGCCTCGTAGACTTCGCCCAGGTCAACCAATTCCTTGCAGACGTAGATAGCCTCAGGAACCACATCGTTTGATGCACCCTGCGACTGCAAGCGGCTGCCGACCACCATCGTCTGATAGTGCTTGCCGTTCCACCAGGTCTCGGCATCGTTGACAACCTCAACGAAATTCAGGTTCGGCAGGTTCTCAACCGTTGTGCGCTGAATTGCTTCAGGTGAGTTGTTGCCAGACGTGTCAATCGCTCTGAGCATGTAGGTGCCGGTTCTAGCACCTGCGGATGCGTGAGTGGCTTGCCAATTCTGACGGGTCAGGAACTGCGAGGCATTCCACTGCGGTTTTATAAGTTCCGGCGTGTAGCGAATAATGTAGTGGTCAATGTCCGGCTCCTGGCCCGCCTTCCAAAACATCTCAACCAGTTCGTGCTGCACGTTGACGCTAAACCCTTCAGGCCTTGCGGGAGGGAATGTGTCAGGGAAGATATTGACAATCGTCTGCGCTGAAGTGCCCCACATATTTCGCTCAGAAACAGGGATAACCTCAAAAGTCATGTCGCCCAGCTTGTCGGGTTCGTTCAGCGTGTGAATCAGATGCACGAACTCATTGCGGTGAGATGTGCGCCCGATAAACGTATCCTTGTAGCCGTGACGGATCAAATAGACGTCAACATAGGCAAAGGCATAGCCGGTAATGTCGTAGCGCAGAGTCAGCTCTGACCACGGCTGCCGGTCTGGATAAACTAATTTAGCCGTGCCAAACAGGTTATGAACGACCAGGTCTGAGCGGTTGATGATCGTGTCGGTTAGACCCGAATCCCAAGGCGGTATCTCGCCCTCGTCTGCCGTATAGATCCCCTCCACATACCGCACAAGAGTGAGGGATGCTGTAAGGTCGTCGGCGGGCTGGATCTCGTGTACCAGGTAATTCTGCGTCACCCGGTTAGAAGTGCCGAATACGATCAACGAGTCAGGCTCGATGCCCGTAGCATCGTCCACCCGGTAGATGTAGTCCTCGACCATCTGTGTGATCTTGCCCGAACGAACCAAGCCGTCCGGCAGACGAATCGTATAGTTGTTTAGCTCGACCTGGACGTACTGATCGACCTCGATGTCGTTGCCACTTACCGATACAACCCGAGCCGCCACGCCGCCGATCTTGGGTACATCATGCGAAATCGCAACCAAGTCGCCACGCTGCACTGCAAGGTTCTCGACGTCCACATTGATTGTGAACTGCTCAGAGCGGTGCAACCCCTGGGCGAGCATATAGCGGCCATAGCGCCAGGCGTTGCCACCGTAGGTGATGCCAAATGTGGACAAGTCCTCGAACTTCTCTGCGTTATCAGCGTTGAAACCATCGTCATAGACAACGATCTCGTTTAGCTGCCAATTCATGCTCGGCTCAACATACTTGACGCGAATTGCGTTCGGTCTGTCAGCGTAGGTGCGATTACCTGAGAAGCCCCATGAGTTAGCAGGGGTAAACAATTGGCGCGGAGTCGTCTGCTCTTTGTCAATCAGAATCCCATACTTGCCGCTTTGCGACAGGATGAGCGTTGATCGGCAGGTGGAGAGCACCGATTCGATGAGCTGGTAGACGGTCGTGTCGTAGTCAACCACAAAGTCGCTTGAGTAGCGGGCCGCGACTGTCGTGTTGTTTGATACCGTGGTCTCAACTTGCTCATCGCACATCTGCGCCAAGTTATAGAAACTAGCAAGATCAATCTGCTCAGGTTTGAGCGGTGACGGGTTTGCCTCGCCCGTCAGAATGTCGTAGACAATCCAAGCGGGGTTTCGTGTAGGCTGATTGCTCCATGACGTGCCATCGTATACGGGCAAAATGCTCGTACAAATAGCAGACAGGTTGTCAACGACCTGATTGATCTTGTCAGTCGCAATGATTCGCATCTCAAGCATCGTGTGTCTCTTCTTGAGTCTAAAGAGTTCACCCGCTTGGAACGACTTAATCAGCGTGAGCTTGGTATCGTCTGCGCGTCTGCTTTCCTTGCTTGTAGGAGTGCGCCGCACAATCTTGAATTCGTAATCACCCGCTTTGCCGAAGTCGACGTTTGCCACGAGCGTGAATGGCTGAGTCGTTGACATGGTGACCGTGGAGGTCGCTTGCGGAGAGTAAATCGGCACCTGCACCGAATAGTAGTTCTTGGTGAGTTGGGCACTCTCAACACGAGTCTCTTTGAACGACCCCTTGACGTAGTCGCCCGTCACGCCTGTGTTCAGGTAGTAGCTGTTATAGACCAGCTGCCCGCCTACGAACACCTGTGTGTATTGACCGGCATAGGTCGGGCTGCGGTCATCGATGTCAACCCAAAAGGTCTCACCGCTGCCGCCCCCGCCCGCTTGCTGCCTCTCACGGGTTACAGCAAACAGGTACTCCATGCTCGTTGGCAGGTAGTCATTGACCCGCTGCTGAGAGCCGATTGTCCACTCACGGTAGCGCCCGTTTAGCCCCGCTGTGGGACCGCCGTACACGAGCTGGCCGCCCCAGTAGATCGAAGTCTCGTCGTAGATCGATCCGTCAGCCTGGGGGTAGTGGTTGACCGCCCACAGCGTACGGTTTGCAGTCTCGCTGTACTGCTCCGCTTCAACTATCGTTGAGCTATTCGTGCCGTACTGCTCAACATAGCCGTCAATGGCTAAGTCAATGCTGACCGCAGCGCCGAAGAATTGATTATTCTGGACCTGGATCCAATTGGTCGCGCTTTGCGCCTTCCAGAACACCTCCAGCTGAACCTTACTCGGTCTGCGATTGCCCCTGTCATCCAGGAACACAAGCCCGCGAGGGAACAGAATGTCGATTGCGCCGGAAATTGAGTTCGGCTTGGCCGAGACAATCACCTCGTTGTTCTGATCCAGGATGTAGCTCATAGAGTCGTAGGCAACCCGCTTAGAGTACAAACGGGTCGACTCCATCAGACTGTTTGACTGGAACTCCAGGGTCGGCTGATAGATGTTCGCGTCAGACGCACCGATCCGCAAATCTTCGACCTGGACGTTGCCAAGCCCGAAATCGTAGATCATCGTGATCTGCGCCTGGGCGCCTACGTTCTCAACCAAAGGCGTCGCAGCAAGTGACGGAAACATACGGTGCCGCCCGTACACCTTGACGCTTGGCTGATACTTGCGTGCCGTGTTTGACTGACCGCCAAAGCTGTACGATGCCGCCTCAATGGTGTCGGTGATTTCGCTTTGAGTCGAGCGTTGCGATTGCTGCGTATTTTGTCCGCCGAACTGTGAGCTGCCGCCACCTGCGATGCTGCTGATATCGAGTGCCGGTGGCTTAATGAGAGCATTGATCGCCATGCTGCCGACCATCGTGAGTCCGGCGGCAACCATTGACATACCGATTCCGGTAATTCCTGAACCCGCAGCCAGACCGAAAAACACCGGAGCCGCATACCAAGCAAGTGCTGCCACCGCAATCATGGCCACAGCACCTAGGATGCTCTTGCCACCACGCCCGCCACCACCGCCATGTGGCACAACACAGATCGCCAAGTTGTCCGCATCCTTGGTGATGTACTCCCAATCCCCGACAATGGAGCCGTGATTGAGCACAACGATATTGCCGTGGATTTGCTCAGGGATTTCAGACAGAGTGATGATCTCCCTGATCGAAGCCCCTGGCGGTATCGTTAGATGCACCGCATCATCAAAGACGCGATGCTTTACCTTGACGTTCGTTAATTGACCCATCTATACGCACCGTCTAATCTTTTTGTCCACGAGAGGCTGTCTAGTCTCTCAATGCACGAATCTCTATTCGGGAATGAGTGCAAGAACTCATTGTCTTTTAAGGCGATGCCAACGTGAGTCGGCAGCCCCTGAACTCTGAAAAGCAATACATCGCCAAGCGTTGGCTGAGTGACCTTCTTCCAAGTAGGCTCCACTCTGGTCCCTGCAACGACTTCAGCGACATACTTTTGGCCTTCCGGCGTGTCGGTTGTGTACTGTGGCAAGTCAATGCCGAACTCGTTGCGGTAGAACAAGCACACAAGTCCCCAGCAGTCGACACAACACTCGCTTCTTGCGCGGTCTTTGTACGGGATGCCGATGTACTTTGCGAGCTGCATATCAATAGAAAAGCGCTGGATAGTGAACGGGATCAACTTGCTCAGAGGGAAACTTTCGTGCCCAGACTGAAGCAACCTCTAGGGTCCCAGAGATCGACATTGCGTCATAGGTGACATTTCGCAACTTCAGGAAATCCAAGTCCTTCTCAACCAGGTCAGGAAAAACCGAGGTGATCAGCTGCACACGGATTGACGGTGCAACCTCTAGCTCGCGGATCGCATCGACGAGCATCTGATCGACGTTGTCAATGGTCAAAGTGATTGTCGGGATCTTGTCCCCGGTGTCCAGCGGCAGGGTCAGGTTAAACGGGTACGGTATGTAGGTGATCCCGTTGCTGATCACAGGCTCGTTGTTATTAACTAGATGGATCACCTCATCACCGCTCGCCGGAGTGATTGACAGCAGAAAGAACCAAGCCGCGTTCGTGGCGCTTGCGTTTGCATATCTGACGTTTTGTGGTTGCATCGGCATTAGAGAGTCACCCAGATTGGCAATTGCTCGAACTTAAAGCTCACAGCCATTGCGCCCTTGTCAATGAAGTTGATGGTCGGCGGCTCACTGAACCGCACCACAACCTCTGCCCCGTCCTGCGGTCTCTTGACTCGAGTGGGGATCGTTCCGGCTTGCGACTTCTCAAAGAACCAGAGCTGCAAGTCGTCGTACAGTTTGGCCGCCAGCGTGACGGTGGCCTCAATCTTGGTGCTTCTGCCCGTTACCCTTCGGCGCACCTTGATGTAGCCAGGCGCCTCCATGTTCGTTCTCAGCACCTGCGACTCATAAGTTTCCACCCAGGTCTGCATGCAGCCATCAATGCTGGGCGGACGATCGCCAATTTGGATGACTCCGCCTGGCGGCCTATTTGGATCAATCGGTTCTAGCCTGGCAACGATAGTCACGATATTGCCCCTTTGATAACCGTGAATTGAAGTTTCAACGCCTCGCCGAACATGCTTGTGCTGATGTTGCGGATAACGATATTGCAGGAGCCCTTCGCAATTGAGTCGACCCAAATGTTGTAAACACCAACGGCAGCCGACCCAGATTTCAGATTGATCACGATGTTGTCGTGCTCATCAATCACCAGGTTGTTCATCGTGAATGCCACGCTTGCGCCTGACGGGACAATCGTGTCGGCCGTAATAATCTCGCCCGTATTCTTGTTTAGCTCCACAGCGGTTGTCTTATCAACTAGCTGCGTAACTGTGCCCCCGTAGCGTGCATCCATCTCAGCCTTTGTCAAATAGACAGGATGAGGGTCAGCAGAAGCAACGTGCTGCGACATTAGGCTTGCTGTAAATTGAGTCGTTGCAAGCCGCTGAGAGCCATCAGTGACAGGAGGCGTGGGCGCGGTGGGATTGCCTGTGAATACTGGCGACTCACGCAATGCGTAGATCACATCGTCGACCCAGATGTCTGTGACTGTCTTTGAAATGATCCCGCCGCCCGTAAGCTCCAGCGAGTATCGACCCTGCTCTGTGTAGAACCAGAAGTGCCCGTTCGCATCAGTTTTCATCGGGTTTACTTTTGGAGTTCCCGAGTTGTCTGCGTAGAGTTTGGCAAGATCATTCATACCGAAAATCTTTACCCGGACAGTCACGTCTGCAAGAGCATTGCCTGACGGATCAATAATTACGTCTTGATACTTTTCCATTTATGCCCCAACCCTTGCTAAACCGTAAGAGCCGCGCATCGCTCGATCAAAAGAACCGTTTGCGATGCCGTCTCTTACTTTGCGTTCAATGAGAATGTCGATCTGTCTAGATCCGTCTGCGTTGTCACTTGTGCGAGTCTCTACATCAACTCCTGCGTTGTTGTAGACATTCACGTTGACGGGTGATGCCTGTACGCCCAGGTCGCCTGATGCTGTGCGCTTCAAGGGGACAATTGCCTCGGGTCCGGCTTCGCCCATAAGCCCAGTGCTGCGCCCAAAGGTGCCGCCCTTGGCGAACTTGAATAGTGTGGGCTGTGTGTAGATGCCTTGAGCCAGGCTCGTGCCTGACGAGTAAGCGTTGCCTTGAGCATTCGCACCCACTGTGCCGAATCCCATGAACCCCTTGATGCTGTCCATCAGCGGTTTCATAATCAACAGCTGCACGACCATCTTAGCGATATCTTTGATCACCGATGCCGCAAAGTCAGTAAACGACATCTGAGCCTGACCGATGTTGTCGATGAACGAGTTCACAGCGTTGCTCGCGTTTTGCGCGATTGCGTTCTCGATCCCTTCCGAGAGCTGCTCAAACTGAGTCTGCGTCTTATCAGTCTCGCCTTGCAGGTCTTGCATCATCTTGATCATCAGCTGGGCGCCTTCGGTGTCACCCTGCTCGAAAGCCACGGCAATGGCGCTGGAAAGATACTCAAATTTCTCGGCGGCCAGTGCTGCTTCGTCTTTCAGCTTTTGCACCTGCAATTCGATAGTGGCGCCGACGTTACCCTTTGCCATGTCCTCGTTGAGCTTCTTGTAAGCATCCGACATTACCTTGAATGCGTTCGAACCTTCTTCGCCACGCTCCTTGAGCGTGGTCATTGCCTGAGCGAGAATGTTCATCTTCTCAGGAATTAAATCCATTTCTTCAGCCGACTTCTTCAGACTTTCAGCCCACTTCTCCAGGGCGCCAGCTTCAAACTTCCCGGCCGTCACGGCAGCCGCATCGCCGGTTCTGATTGTCGCTCCTGTCATCTGGTCGGCAGCCGCGACGTTCTCGAGCAATGTCGTTCTGAATTTGTCGTTTTGATCAATGAGCTTTTGACGCTCTGTCCAGAATGCCTTCAGAGCATCAAGACTCGCCAAAGAGCGAACTGCGAGCGCCATGATCTGTATGTCTGTGATGACCGTGTTGATGTCAAGCGATACCGCAACGAAAATCTCACCTAACTTCTTGCCAACTGTTACCCAAGCATCAGACACATTACTTGCATCTGCGATTGTTTGTGCAATACCCGCAAGTGCCGGCGCAAGACCTTCAAGTAGTTTGTTGCGTAGACCCTCAGCAGATTTTCTAATCTCATCAAGCGAGTCATTAAATAGGGTTAGCTGTGCAATGGTGCTGTCTTTCATAACCAGACCAAGCTCTGCGGCTCGATCTGTCATCTTCTTGACGCCGTCTGCGCCCTCATTGAGCAGAGGGATCAAGTCTGCGCCTGACTTGCCAAAGATTGCCATCGCAGCGGCTGTCTTTTGAAAGCCGTCAGGCATCTCAGAGAGCTTCTGCGCGACCTTGGTAAATGCCGTCTCCGCTGTGTCTTTAGTGGTGACGCCAAGCGCCTTGAGCATCGATCCTGACTTGGAGGTGGCATCCTCCAACTCGAGCAGACCGACTGACATTTTCTTTAGACCAACCTGAAGCTGGTCAAAGCCCACGCCAGACTGCTCGGCTGCAAACTTTAGAGCAGATAATGTTTCGGCTGCGACGCCAACCTTCTGGGCAGCTTTGCCCATCTCGTCAAATCGTTCTGCAACTCTGAGGACCTCGTCCGAAACGGCCTTTGCACCGGCAACGATTGCGCCCACAGCAAAGACCGCCTTAAGCGCAGATCCGACTTGCTGCATCCGCTTGTCGATGGAGGATGCAGAGTCAGAGATCTTCTCTAGTTGCTTGATCGCAGACGCGCCATCGACCGATATCTTATAGACACGTTCCGAAACATTAGCTGCCATGATTAGCGCTTCCTCTTAGGCCAGATGATTAAATACACAACATCTGGCGAATAATTACCGGCCATTCGATATCTCTTGGATACGCCGTTGGCCACATTGAAATCTTTGTATAAACCGAGCCTTGAAATCTTTCTGGCAGCGACCTCCATGTATCCCATCCTGGCGGTCTCCTTGCCCTTCTTTGTCTTGATCTTCATCGTCACTTTGGACGACTTCCAGAGAACCTTTTCAACGACCGTCGCATACGGCACGGAGGTCGGCAGCAGCATCAAATACTCGCCTGGGCCGAGCAGTGGGGATTCGCTTTCATCAATCGGCGTGATCGCCCCTTTCCTTGCCGAGCCCTTGCGTAGATACCAGGACCAGCTGCCCGAGGTGTCGGAGAGCTTGCCGGTGTTTGCCGTCGTGTACTTGTTGATCGATGCTGCGAGCTCATACTCTGCCGCCCTCATTGCCATTGCGGTCAGCTGGTTGCCAAAGAGGACAGACGCTCGATACCTGATAGCGTCGAGCTTCTTGCCATCGCGCCCGTCAATCGTGAACCTGACCGGATCATTGCCCAGCTTTATCTGCTCGGCGGTATCCTCGGCCAGGATCGACTTCATAAACTCCCGAACATCCGCGATGCTGGTCGTTTCAATATCCTGGGCAATAGTCTGCCGGGAGAATGTTCCCACTCCCCCAACATTGACCCGGCGGATAGTCGTTTCAGCCACGATGTCCCATCACTCCCGCGAGCATCTTGTCCGGCGAGGACAAGAGGTTATTGGATGACTCTTCCTGTTTGTCATTAAAGAATTCAATCCACTTAAAGAATTCCTCCACAGGCATCTTTGCTTTCAACTCATAGACAGGAGTCGAAAGCCGTTCGGCCAGTGCGTAGAGGTTCTTTTCGTGGACGTTCATTCGTTTCCCGATTCTGAAAGACCATTGAGCTCAATGACTGCTGGAATGAGCTTCTTCATGTAAACAGTGAATGGGATCTGCTTGACCTCGTCCTCGCTCATCTTTACCCCAGCTCGTGTGACCGAGGCAGCAACTAGCTTGAGCTGGAAGGTCGGGCTGTCCGTTGAAGCCAGCCCTAGAATTGGCAACATGTCGCCAACACAAACCTGATGCACTTCGTACTCGTCGATCTTGATCATGTCGTAAGTCCTTTTAGACATAGTCCCGAATTAAGGTGGAGCGGCTCGTCAAGGGGACTAGACTTGACACCAAGGAGTAAGGCTGCCGCTCCCAAGTCTTTAAGCAAAAACGTGCTTAGGTGATGCGCCAAAAGTGAACTGGAAGCTGTACTGTTGTGCGCCATCAAGCGGCAACGTGTAGGACATTCCACTCAACACAACAGGCATCACCAGGTAACCGTTATCGCCAAGCGAGATTCGCAAGATGTATTCCTTGCCTGTCTCGATTGCCTCGAGGATCGCCAGGTAGCCAGAGTCGTTCGTATCAACGTAACCAACAGCTGCGGCAGTACCGGCCTCAACTTTTGCGCTGGGGATCGATGCACTTCCGCAATAGGTCGATGTGTCGATCACAGCAGGTGCGGCGGTGCTGATCGTGAACTCAGACAAGCACATGCAGTCCATTTCCGAATCTGCGTAGTGTTCAATAATTGGATCAGCCGATAGCGTTCCATCGCCCAGGATCACGTTGCCAATAGAAAAGCCAGCGGCCGTGACACCGGTCACAACGAATGATTTGTTGTTGATCGATGCAAACCCGACATCCTTAAACTTAACAACCTCGCCCACTTTGGGAGAGACTGAGGATTCGACCATCACGCCCTGGGGCTTGCCATCGATCGATGCGATTGAAGTGATTGCTGTTGGAACTAAAGAGTTTGTCACCACTTCTGGTGTCAAACACATACGAACTGCTGCGGTATTCTTAGCCGACATGGTGTCTGCTCCTATAAATTAAATGTGTAAGAAATTAAAAAGCTCACGCCGAACTTCGGTTCGCCACCAGACGGCGTGAAATCGTCCGGGGCTGCAATCGTTGTAAATGTCATCGACTCAGATTCGGCAGATGACTCGAAAAACCTCCGCGCAGCCGGCTCTGCCACTTCAAGCAAACCATCATCACCCACGCCGGCCACACCAAAAAAATCCAGCTGGATAGAACCAACCTCCTGCCAGGTATTGCAATAAGAGAGCTTGTCCATGCCATATGCGGAGAACTCAATCGTGAACCAGATGTCCTCGGTGGGATTAGTTTCAAAATTGATCGTGTCGACGTAGGGGACATCGAGCTTTGATGCCCACTCTCTAGCCAATCTGCGAACGGCTCTGCTCGACATATCACTTCCCTTTCACAAAACATCTGAAACCGATCACCTTGCCTGTGCCTGGCTCATGGACGACCGTGACCGCCTCGATGACCATGCGCTCATCGTTTATGACCATCGAATCGAACTTCTCTGGTGTCGTGGCCAAAGAGCTTGCCTTCACAGTGATGGTCTTGGACCCCACGCCGTAAGCATTGACGAGTGCCTCGTTTGTCGAGTTCGTGCGAATGCCAACCTTTTCAATGGCCACCACGACCCCAGACTTGATGTGCGTGAAGGTAGCCGACACGCCCAGCACGTCAATCACGGATTCGTATTGCGCCTGGCTCATCAACATACGATCATCCGAAACAAGTCAAGAATCGATCGAGCAACGCCAGGGATTGCGCCGCCATCATTTGTGCTGCCAGTCTTTGATGTGTCTGCGTAAGTGATTGAGCCAACATCAGGGACGCTGATCGTCTTAATGTTGCCCACGCTTGTCATGGTGCTCGACACATCAAGAACTGCCCACATCGAATCGAATATCAACCAAAGGGCTATCTCTAATTCACTCGGCAGCTGGGCATAACCGCCCTCGTATTTGACGCGCAGAGTGTGAGCCACAATCCGATTGTCAAAGATGATCTTTCCCTCTTGGTTGTGCGTGTGGTATTGCTTGTCGTCAATAAGGTTGCCGTCTGCATAAACACTTAAAACCTGACGCAATGGGTAGCGACTGATCTGCGCGACATCGGCGGCAAAGTGAATAAACTCAGCCTCTTCCTGTGTATAGAAAAATGTGCGGTTGCAATACCTCTGTGCCTCGCCGAGTGCTGCATTCATTGCTATTGTCAGCGTCGAGTCCTTGGAGGTATCTGCCGCATTCAATCCGATTCGAACTCTTGCAGTCGCTAAGTCGTAGGCCATCTTCAGTCCTTAAAGTTTTGTCCAGGGTAGGAGCTGCGCCATTGACGCCTCGAGAGCGGCGATGCGGGCTTCTAAAGCGGACAGGTTTGTTTGTGGGACATAAATAAGCCCGTCATTGCCAAGCACCGCAATGTTGTCGGCGTCCAAAGATACGGCGGTGGGACCAGCTGGACCTGGAACTGTTGAATCTGCTCCGGCCGCGCCTGGCGCACCAACTAGGGAATCAAGCCACTCCGCCTCAGTACCCGGATAACCGTTAGTCACTGCGACTTCGTATGCGCTTAAGCCCTCTTCACCCTGTGGACCTGCTAGGCCGACAGCGGTTATTTGGAGCGATCCATCGGGGAACTTAATGCCGCCACCAGGAGCACGCATAACGTCATCGGGAGATGGTTCCCCCAATGCGGTCACGTCGACGCCCGTATATATTGGTTTGATCGGCAAAAACTCTGACATCATCGCTCCTTAAATATTCGGTGCCTCGCCCATTTCTGAGCGAGGACTTTGTTTACTTAGGCCAATGGGATTGGCTTGCTCACGCCGTCTGTGTCGAAGAAAGGAATTGCCTTCAACGACAAGGCAGCAATTGCGCCCTGAACTTCAGTAGCAGTGATACCTGGAACTGGAGTAAAGGTTGTCATCGTTGCGGTGTAGTCGCCTGCAACTGGAACGACCGCACCAGTACGAGTCTTAAAGCTCGACACGCCACCGGGAGCGAGTTCCAGATTGTCGATGCGAGTGTTTGCCGCACCGAGTGCTACATCGGCTTGGTCAAGGGCTGCTTGAACGTCTGTCGCTGTCAGGTATGTGTTTGCGCGAGCTGCTACGCCTGGATCGTAAGTTGTGCCAGCAGCTGTCACCTGACGAGCCGAGTAGTCCAAGTGAACCCACTTGCTCGTTGGACGGTGGTATGCAAGCCAATCACCGACTGCGATTACTTTTCCGGTTGCATCGCCAACAGTACGGGTTCCCGCAGTGTTGAAAATGTAATAATGGCTTGGGCCACCGGCAGCAGGAGCAGTAGGGTCAGCGTCGTCAAAGCCGAGCAAGCCCATAAACAGCAAGTCTGACGCCGTTTCTTTAACGATCGAGCCAAGTTGCTCGATTGCGGTCTGGACGTTTGTTGCGTCCATACCGGTGACGTTCGTCGGGTCGAACGTGATCTTCAGTGCGTCGTAGTCGCCAGCGACAGCCACGACCACACCAGTGCGACCGAATACTGAATCGATTGCGCCAGAGGTTGCGGCTGTTGATTGAACTGTACCGTCGGCGAATTTAATATCGCCAGTCAGCGCAACGACTTCGTCTGGTGTGAACTCACCAAGTCCGGTCGGGTTGCCCAGTCCATCTTTAATGACTTTTAGTAAGAGACTTTCCATTTAAAACTCCTAGGAGAGAGGGATAGGCTTTTCTTCGCCCGTTGTTAAAACAAAATTCAATGTCGCCGTAGATGAAACAGTGACAGCACCGACTCCAGTTTCTGGAGATACTGCAATGCCCTTGCCAGCCAAGATTCTCTCGACTATCGCGTCAGCTGTCCCGTCGCTTCCGTTTGTCTTGCACCAATCGGGGGCCATGTAGATGTAAAGGTTGCCGTCCTCTGGGTTAAACCAAAGATCACCCTTTAGATTTGGTGGAGGCGGAGGCGCAATGTCGATATAGACAAGCCCGTATTGACCGATCACATCAGGGTTAGACATCACGCACCTTCGTTAAAAAATGTTTACTCATGGCCAAGTTGTTTTCACGACGATGTCGGCTGAAACCTTGACACCCTGCTGATTGGCATTGCCAGCCATGTCCATACAAGTCGGATACTTGTACCCTGTGTATTTGTATGTATGGACATGAACCTTCTCACCGTAGCTGTTCGTTTCCGTTGCGCCACCATCACCGTCAAAGTCGTAGAAGTAAGTGCCTGAGCCGCCCCATGCTGTGAACTCAATCTGCGAGGGGCCAATCTGTCTCCAGCGCAATTCGGTCAGAACCTCTGGCTCTGCGCCACTAGGCAAGTCTTTCCACACACCGCCCACGTTGACCTTCACCGAGGCGACATCTTTCCAGCCGCCAGGTGTGTTGATCTTTTTCGGCGTTGCGTCAGCCCAGCCAGATGGTGTGTTTACTTTCATTTACAGATACTCCACCAACAAAGTGTTGTTCGGGTAGAGTGCTGCATCAGGTGGCGTGCCACCGGTAGGCATGGAAACGATGGTCGGCTTGGCATCCACGTATTGCTTGGGTGCTGCCTCGAGAGCATTGACTGGGTCTGCTGGCAATTCGATTGGGACGAGTGACTTGTGCTTAGTGCTGTCAAATAACCAGCGTTGCTGTCCACCGGAATAAACGCCGATGCCAGTGCCGACCTTGGACATATACGCACCGCTAGAACCAAACTCGACTCCGATACCAGTTCCGGGAGTCGTAATCTTTTGCGTGAATGACGCACCGGTAGCCGTGAAGTTGACAATGTTTGCATTGCCGTAGCGAACTGCTACGCCGCCGTTCGCACCAAAAATATTGTAGGTAGATGCGCCCCAAGTCAAAGACTGAACGGTCGTCGGCAGCGTAATGCCACCCGTCATCGTGCCGCCAGTTGTCTTTAGGAAAGCGGTCGAGCTGCTAACCGCTGAGTCAACATAAGCCTTGTTCGTGAGGTCAGAGACTTCCACAGGGGCAGTGACGCATTTCGGCGCAATGCTAAATGTCACCTTACCCGTAGCAATTTCGATTGTGTATCCAGACTTGCTTCCGGGCAATTGGACACGGAAATATGTGCCGTCGTAGTATGTGTAGACATCTTGACCGTTGAAAGAGCTTACGCCTCCTGAGTTAGCGTAGCGCAGCGGTCCGTTCATTACGTCGCCAGATTTGTTGACGTAGTTTGTCGATGCCGTTGTCGAGATGGTGCCGTCTGCTGCGACGTTCATCCCTGTGCCAATTTTCACACCGCCGAGAACAGTTGCCGAGGCGGTCGGTAACGTGTACGCGACACCACCAGCCGCAACCTTGTCGTCAACATACTTCTTATTTGCAGCCATTGCGTCTGTCGTGGGCGCAGCAGCTGGCAAAGTAAAAGGAACTTTTGAAGTGATACCCGTGTCAGAAATGTCGAGAAAATCAGTCGTCGCACGACCGTACTGAATACGATCGAGAAATGACTTGACCCAGTATGTAGGCGCAACAGAACCAAACCGCTGCACCATTTCACCAGCGGCGGATGCTGGCATCGTAATCATGCCAGTCATCGTGCCGCCAGCCAGCGGCAGGTAGCCAGTCAAATTGGTGGCTGGTGTAAAGATTTTGCCGTCTGTGCCGAGTTTGGAAATGTTCCCGGCATCGCTTGATGTCTCCGTCGGGCCAGCAGGACCTATCAATGAATCGAGCCACTCTTGCTCTGTGCCTGTGAAGCCATTGGCCACTGCGACCTGGTAAGCCGACAGGCCAGTTGCTCCAGGTTGACCGTCGGCTCCAACAACCGGACCCGCATCATCAAACTTTGCAGGATCAACAGTTGTGTTCCAAACGTAAGCGACTCCAGTGTCATCGGCCACATATACGTCGCCGTGAATCTGGCCTGTCAATGCGCTCAAGTCGGCGGCCGTTGCTACGCGGCCGACATATCGAAGCCCCAATCCCTGTGGACCCTGCTCGCCCTCAAGCGATGCAAGCCACTCGGCTTCAGTGCCGACGAACCCGCCTTGGACTGCGACCTGATAGGCGGAGGCGCCGTCAGCGCCGGTTTCTCCGGCCGCGCCATCCTGGCCAACCAATCGACCCATAGGTTCCCATGCGGTCACGACGTTCGGGTCATCAATCGCAAGCGCGAAATAACCTTCGCCTGTATCGTTCGTAATGTAGAACTGACCGCCCTTGGCTCCAGGAGTGAGGGCTTCCAGCTCTGTGTAGTTATTGATGCGGCCCATGTAGCGTGGGCTTACTCCATCCTCTCCGTCGGCACCATTCTCTCCGACCAATCGACCCATCGGATAAAAAGATTTACCTTCTGGGGCATTTGAATTTGCCAGGAGTTGATGACCGATGCCAGTGTCATTGGCAATGTAAACGTCATAAATGTCTGATATTCCAACAACTCCAGCAAGGTCAGATTCTGTACCTACACGACCTGCATAGTGAAATCCGATAGGGCCTGGGATGCCTTGAGGCCCACTTGGGCCCGGTTCACCCTGAGGGCCCGGCACGCCAGCAGCGGCAGACACGACATTCCAGCTGATGCCGTCGTATTGATACTGCACACCATTCGGTGCGTCGTAGATGTCGCCAGCGGCTGGGGTATCGGGAAACTCTAAGGCTGCCATGTTCGTTCCTTACTTTTGAATGAGTGCAACAAGATCAGCGACCTGCTTTTTCAGGGTCGCTATTTCTGTTTGAAGTTGTGTGATTTCTGGAGCTGCGCCGATGCTGACAATCTCGACCCACTGGCCGCCTGTCGAGTCCAGGTAATAGACGAACATCGACGCTGTACCTGAGTTAAACCAGAGCTGGTTCTTTGTCGGGTCTGCGGGAGGTGTCTCGCTTGCGTACATTGTGGCCGCGCCAGGTGCGCTTGTGGTTTGCACCCATTGGCTGCTTGTGCCGTCGTTGTACAAAACGTAGAGGCCACCGTTACCAGTATTGAACCAGAGCGAATTCTCTTCCGCATCAACCGGCGGGACAGCAGAAACTGTCACGCTCGATGAGGTTGACTTTGGAACATAGATCAGCCCATCGTTTGCAGAGATAACCGCAGCGTTGTCTGCATCAGCTGACACAGCAGTTGGCCCTGGAGCACCATCAGCACCAGGTTGTCCATCTGCCCCTGGTGGCCCTGCTGGACCTGGTGCACCTTCTTTTCCTGGTGTGCCTGGTTTACCGTCTGCACCCGCAGGACCCTGTGGACCAATAGGGCCTCGAGGTCCTTGAGGTCCAACCGTACCGTCACCTCCACCACCTGCACCGCCGACACTTCCAGCGATCATCTGCACCCAGGCGGCTGATTTGCCAGACGGGAAATCTGTGGTGCGATCAATGGCCAGCCAGAGCGAATTGTCCATGCGAACAATTTCGCCGGACGAATAAGTCTGGGTCGCATCGTAATAGCCACGGAATGACTTGACAGCCGCGCCATCAAAATCATCATTGAGATCAGGTAGAGCAAGCTCAATCGTGTGAACTCGGCCGTCCGTCATCTCAAACAGAATATTTGATTCGGCTGCGAATATGTCCTTGATGCCTACGCCAGGAGCGCCCTGGGCGCCGGCAACACCGGACTCGCCCTGGTCACCCTTCTCTGTGAACACAAACATCTGCCACTGCTTGTCGCCTTCGTCGGCAACTTTAATGAGCGTCTTGCGATCCTTGATCACAATGTCATTGATCAGATAATCGACATCTTTCTTGAACGTGCCGCGAAAAATCGGCGAGTGATTCTCGATTGTGTGATCAATGACTAGGCCATCAGACAGGGCGACACGCATCGCGGTCTTTCGAAGTTCTGTCTGCTCAAACGAAATGTCGTCGATGCCGTTGACCAGGACGTTGTATCCTGCCGGGTCATCTGACGGCGATCCGTTCGCCTTGCGGCTAGTCATAAACAAACCGCCACCATGAGCGACGAGCGTGTTCTTGTCTACCTTGTCGCCATCACGAACCAGCATCGGCTCAATGATTGGGCGATCGCGCCCTGGCTCACCATCGCGGCCGTCCTGGCCGGCGGCGCCGTCTAAACCCTTCTCGCCGTCAATGCCGTCGCGACCATCTTTGATCTGCGAAAGACGATCGTCAACGATTGACTTCAGTGCGTCGAAGTGCGTCTGGACGTCAGCCTTTACTTGGAGCGAAAGCTCTTCACTTTTTCCTTGACGCTGTTCCAGATCGCTAATAGTTTTTGCATAATCATTGATTGCCTCGCGAGTAATGGATAAGTTATCTTCATTATTGCTCTGCACAACCCGAAGCATCTCAGCGGCGAATTCAGATTCTGACTCCGCTGCGCGAGCCTCGACCTCGATGAGCTTGGCCTGGATGGCCGCGAGCTCGCCGGCGTTCTTTTCGATTGCTTTGTTTAATGAGTCCCGAGTCTCAGAAAGAACCTCTGCGACTGCCTCAATAACGGGTAATTGTTTGTGGTCAAGCATGGTGCATTTTTCCAATCAGTATGGATTTGATCAGCGCCTTTTCTGCTTCGTTGTCCTGAGCCTCTGGATCCTCAGGCTGCTCGACAGCTGGTGTCGGGGGCGCAGGAGGCGCGACAGGCTCGGGAGTCTCACCGACCTGGATCATCTGTTGCTGTAGGTAAGGCTTTTCACCCCCCTCTACAGGAGGCAGCCCTTCGATGCGTCGCGCCTCATTAGGTGAGTAAATCCCTCGCTGTACAGCCTGACCAAGCGTGTCGACTCGATCCTTCATGTTGGTGCGAAGGAGAATCTTTTCGTCTAGGTTGATTGACTCGTCAGCATCCAGCTCAAAAAAATTCTCAAGAGACGTTTCAATCAGTTTGATTGTGTGGCCGAGATCCGTGGCCAGCCAATGGCTGATCAGCTGCTCTGTGTTGTTGTATGTCGAATTGCCCATCGAGTTGACCAGGGCGAGAGGCACACCAAAAACACTGGTGATCGCCTCAACCGTCATCTGGTAAGCCTGGATCATCTGAGCGTCCTGGCTCGACATCGAAATCTGTTGCCACTTCAGGCCGCTTGCCAGAATTGGTGTCTGTCCAGATGAGAACCCGGCAGACTGTTGATTCCAGACTTCTCTTAATCTTGAGATCTGCTCTTTCGTCAAATCCTTGTCAGTGCTAATCACGCCAGATGGCCGGCCCTGATTCGTAAAGAAATTAGCCGACCCAGCTGTGATCGCATTGTTTGTCGTCACAGTTGCAAAGACTGACTCAATGGGCGACACACCACGCAAAGGGTCGTCAGGTGTTGCGAGTTTGATGTGCAACATATCCCGAGCTGGGACAAAATACTCAGGATCGAAGTTCTCGTATGTGAAACGAGTGTCACTCAGCGAGTAAACCACTCCACCGTCGTCCGGCAGCCGATAGGCGTGGACCATCTCTGGTCGCATCAGCCACATTTCAGCCACTTCGGTTCTGTTGTTGCGCCTGGCCACAGCAAAAGCGTTGCCGTTATAAAACAGGCTGCGAACTAGGTTCGATAAGAACTCAACCTGGTTCATCAACGGATTGGGCTTGCGTAAGGTTCTCAGAGCCGCGCTGTTTTTGACAGGGACTCGCGCACCATCTTCCTTCGTTCTGAAATGCTCAATCGGCATCGAGCTGATTGATGCAGCATAGCGACGGACACAGGCCTCCACGACGGCGTTATTGCCGCCCTGCAAAGGCTTGCGTCCCGCTTGCCACCACTCCTGCCCCCAGGACTGATTTAAGACGCCGACATCCATCGTGTTGACGAGTGACTTGCGCTTAAATAGGTCGAGGAGTTTCATTCTGCGGCTGCCTCGGCAGGGATCGTCTCAGCAGGAGACTCAGGAACAACCTGGGCGGGTACATTCACGACTGGTTGCTTGGTCGTTTTTGAAATTGGATAAGGTACGGTCCAGACTTGCTGGCCAGTGATGTCGACATATCCTTTGCCGAGCATCTTGGTTCTTTCTGCGGCTGAATTAGCAGCGTGAAATACACCTTCGTTTCGGTTCTTGAATTGCCACATTAAAAAACTAGGCATTTTGATTCTCCATAAAACAAGAGGAGGACGAGCCTCCCCTTGTTTATTTACTTACGATTACCAGGCCACGCCGTTGATGCCGGTGACGAAACCGTCACGACGCATCACCCATGACAAGGGCATCGTCATGCGAACAGCGATCAACTCCTGCTGAAATAACGAGACAACCTTGCCGGTCGTGACCGCGCCGAAGTTGTTCTTGTCCAACACGCTTGGATCGGGTGCAACATCATCAGCCTGAACGAGCGACGCTGTGTCAGACACGGCGAACTCAGGAGTGTCAAATGCCGAAGCAAATGACGAGGCATCCATTGCAATCACAGTCCCTTCAGGGATGTTGTTGCTGACGATGACCTTGTATCCGTTCAAGCGGCCAGCGGAGAGCTGGTCACGGAACACATAAGTGCCGACTGCTGTCGTTGTGAATGACAAGCCCAACTCTTGGAGCGGGTTCATCAACAAAACGATCGAAGCACTGTTGCCATTCTGTTGAATGATAGGAGTGACGAGAGTCTTGATATCGGCCAGGATGTCGGCTGCTGTGCTGCCAGCTGATGTGCCGAGCGTCACGCCGTTGAGCAAGCCAGCGGGTGACTTGTTTGGCACTGCTGGGTTTGCAGAGATCAAGGCTGCATCGATTGCCCATGCTGTGTCGGCAACGATTTGGCTTGTGATCAGACCCTGAATCGAGGGAACGCTGACACGGCTCAACTCTTTCGAGAAGTGGCTGATCACGCCCATCTTGTAGCGATTCAGAATCTTGCTTGCGTAGCTAGTGCGCTTGACAGGAATCAGGTTGCCTTCGCCAACAAACGAGCCGGCCAGGTCACCCATTGCGCCGGCTTGAGCTGGCAAGCTGATGGAGTTGTTGCCACCGAATTGGATCGATGTACCGGAAGCAGCTAACTGAGCATAAAAGCTGTTTGGACGTAAAGCGTCCATAAAGTCAGCATAGCCTTGACGGGTCAATTCAGCAGCCCAACCAGCGGCCTGAGTTGTTGCTGGAGCTGTCTCAGCCTTAACGACTGTTTGAAGTTCACGATCGGACTCAAAGTAAGAACCAACCACGGACTCAAGCGACTTGCCCTGAACGTGCGAAACGAAAGCAGCAGTAGCCATCTTGGCGAAAAGCATATCCTCACCTTTGCGGCTCTTAACTGTGCCGAGGTGTTGAGCTTTAACGATTGCAGGAGCTGCAACAGAGCTGGCCAATGATTGCTCGGCGTCTTTGTAAGCCTGAAGCGATTTTTCTTTCTGCTCAATCAGAGCCTTAGCAGACGAGATTTCGCTTGCTTCGACTTCTGTCAGATCACGGCTGTCAGCTTCAGCGGCTTTTACCAGACCTGTGATGACGTCTTTGGCGGCGACGATTTCGCCTTCGATAGATTTAATTTTTACGGATAAGGTCATTTCTGACTCCATTGATTAATAAATGAACGGGCTGCATCGAGCCTGGGTGTTTCGACCTCATCGAGCTTGATTTGGCCAATCGATTCGCTGTACTCCGACCCGAACTGGGTCGCCAGAAAATCAAAATGCTTGATCGCGGTGATCGACGCCTCGGCGTTGCAAGGGATCGTCACGGCTGAAAGTTCGAGCCACTTCCACTCCTTGAAGCGATAGCCGCCGCCCTTGATGGGCTCGGATTTCGTGGCTCGGAATCCAATTGACAGGCCACGAACAAGGCCCGACTTCATCTGGCGCCAGGCACGTTCCACATAGTCAAGGCCAGAGTCTTTCGCAATCTCAGCCTCGATCTCAATGCCGGCGTCTGTGACGCGAGCAGTCCTGACCATACCTATCGGAGATCCGTGGTCGTGCTGGGACAAGAGAGGAATCGGGAGAGTGAACCTGGCACCCTTTGGCTCGACTATGTCGCCGGCGTGGTCTGTGCTTGGTGTGGAGGCGATGCCTCGGATGATCCGTTGCGAATCATCAATTGATTTGATCTCTAGTGTCGACCAGCTTTTAGTGTGCATATTCCGGCAGCTCTATAGAGCCAGCCGGATAAACCGTCGCTGATAGTTGATCGTCACGCTCGCCTGGAGGGGCGCTTTTCTGTCGCTCGGACTTGCCTGGGCGATTTCGGGCCATCATTGTTGGCTCTGCGTGAGTTTGGATTGCGTAATTATCACAAATACAACAATTTAAGTCAATAAATTATCGTTATTTATCAATAACTTAACAAAATGTGACAATAAATTTCTCTTTTTATTGCATTAATGCTCACGCTTCGTGAATATTTGTATATAATTCGTTTATCAACTCACGCAACAGGAGAATTAAATGACAAACACTTTCAACCTCTTTCGCAGACTCGCAGCAATCGTCTTTTTCTCAGCCGCTGGCTACGCCACTTGGTTCATCGTTAGCCGTTGGGTGATGTACCTGTTTATAGAAAAAGCTGAAAGCTCATACGGAATGGTCGTCGCAATCCTCGGCGCGATGAGCTTTGTTTGGATTTTTGTTTTTGCTGTCCTGGTCTGGCTTGGAAAAACATTCTGGGTCAGCTTAGACAAAGACGTTGCATAAATTTTATTTATGAATATTTTTTCTAACTAATCGGAGAACCGAAAATGAAAACGAAATTTTTTAGCTTTGTCTTTTTAGTCCTCAACGCTTGTGTCCCTTTACATGCACAAGATTTGGGCTTCTCTTGCCAGTTTAATAAAGGCACCGTCGGTGATTTAAAAAACGGCGTGATGAAACACGCAGACACTAAAAAAGGCGATTTGCCTCCTTTAAGTTTCACACTCAACACATCAACAAAACAGGCGGCGGTTATTGGCAACTTAGGAAAATCAAAGGTTGAAATGGTAAGCGGAAAAAACATCATCACTTTTGTTGAAGTGACCCCAGCTGGCAACTTTGTTTCTACCTCGGTTTATTTTCCTGATAACCAAAAAGACAACACCACATTCCACGCAACGCACACCCGAAATATATCTTTCCATGACGGTGGAATGGTTTCGTCTTATTTCGGTTCTTGCAAAATGTTTGACCTTTAAAAACTATCTGAAACAAACCCATTAATTTAATTAAGGAAAAAAAATGAAAAACGGAAAAATGATTGAACTGCGGATCCGCTTCTGGACAAACGACATCGGCGAGGGCGATCAAGTGAAACCAAAATTCGCCTGGGACTCCGGGATCGTTGCAGTACCGATGAACGAGCGCCACGGCATCAAGGCTCAAGAGCCAGTCATGTTCAAGAGCATGGCGTCGATGCCACTGGCGATCGAGACCGCTTTGATCAATGCCGGCGTGACTCTAGTCAATGGCAACCAGTCACTGAAATACTTCAGCAAATAATTGAGAAAAAAGAAATGAAAACTTTAATTGCCATCGCAATTGCAGCAGTAGTCACTTTGTCTGGTTGTGCATCCTCGGTCACGAAAACCGTTGACGCAACCGGCGACGAAATATTAATCGTCCGGTGTGGTGCAAGGGCTGAAAACTGTTTTGAACAAATAAAAGTCGCTTGCAATGGAAATAAATTCAAGACTCTAGATGTCCGCAGCAACAAGTCCACTGGATACAACTATCAATCATCGTGCTACAAGTCCTCGTGCTCCGGGTCTGGCTACTCATCAACGACTGTAAATTTTGCGGTCAAAGCAAAATGCCTTGCATCGTAGAAATTAGATAAATTCACCCCATCATCGCGGCCGCATCAAACGTGTTCTCTTCGCCTACCAACTTCACGCCAATGATCGTGGCCACAATGCCGTCGATCTTGGCGTATCCCTGACCACTCAATCCAGCGTCCCTTTTCCTGAGCTTGCGACCATTGCCGTCGCTTTCAGTAATGCTCAGGTTCTGCACATTCTCATTCAAGAGCGGACAGTGCTGGTGCGCGAGGCGCCCATCGGCCAGTAGTGATTCAAGAGCTGTCAGCGCACTGCCCATGATGTAGTCGCGCTGCGGGACGGACTTGAACTCGCACACCTCGTTTGAGAACCTGGATGAGAACCCGGCAACGCCACCATGCTCGTCGCCCCCGATCACCAGGCTATTAGATAAGCCGCTCATCATTCGCTTGCACTCAGCGAACACGGCCAGCTCAATGCCGCCCACTGTTTCGTGGATCTCGAGCGTCTTTTGCTCAATCGCCTCGTCGTATACCGGCTGGTTCTTTGATCCCGCTCGATCGTATCCGTTGCGCGTCAAAAACTGTTTTATTCGGACCTCATGGACTCCATCATCGCGGCGAGTAACAAAGGCCAGAGCGAACGGGTCGTCCACTCCACCAACATCCAATCCGATGGCTGTTATCCCGTCCCTGGGCACATCTGGCCCACACTTAGGCGCCCGCCCCCAGTATCCATGCAGGATCGACTCCGCCTCGTCCTGGCGCAAATTACTCTGGATCCCAAGCCTCTGGCTCAGAATCAAAGATAACTGCAACCTGTCCTCCGTGTTGGCGGCCGCATTGATCTCATCGTTCAGTTCCTCGGCGTCCATCGTGCCAGGCTGCTTGTCGGTGCGTAATGATGGCGCACCCCTGAACCACTGCCCTCGATCCAGCGGCGACAGGTCTGGCCGCTCCACAACAGGGAACTCAAATATCGCAGGAAAGAACTGACTGTCGACAAGCGTTCCATCACGGACCGCACGACCGAGCGAGAGCAACCTCTTGAACTCGCCGACTGGTGCATCGATCGACATGGTTGAAATCGTCAAGATCCTTGCGTCGCGTCCGAAGTTTCTCGCCCCCATCCGCAGCTGTGAGCAAATCTTATCGGCGTCGCGGATCTTGGCCAGCTCGTGCCCCTCATCCCAAATGATCAAACACGGCCGGCGCCCGACCGCCTGGTCAAGCGATGGACTCAGCACCACAATCTCGATCCCGCTCGGAATGTGTTTTAGCGTTCGGCTTTGCAAGTTCGTCTTGAATTCGCTCTTGATCTCTGGGTCCCCGATCACGGCCTCCAGGATGTGGCCAAAGATGATCCCAGCTGTCGGAACCGAACTGGCCATGATCGCCACCATCGCCCGATGGTTGATTCCGCGAATGTGCGAATATTTCGTATAAGCGATTGCGATGGCCGATGCCAGGACGGATTTGCCGCCCCCTTTGGACAACATCAAGAACGACTCTTTGTGATTCCAGAACCCTCGTAGGAATTTCGTCTGCCAGGGCAGTATCACCTCGGACAACGTGCGACCCGCCTCCTTACCCTGCGAGAGCATCAGGTTGCCGGCAAGACGGATAAACAACTCAGAATCTTCGGTCGGCGTGAAGTCCGGCAAGATGTCGGCTGCCGTCTCCGCATTAAACCAGTCCTGGTTGACGTTCGTGTTGAGCTTGACCTGGTAACTCATGCAGACCACTTAGAGGCTGGCTTTGTCGTTTCTGCCACGCTTGTCTCGGCTGTCTTTGCCATTGCGTCTGCGCTGCCCACATTGATTCCCAGGAGCCTGGTCGCAGAGTTCATGGCCGCAACCGCTTTGCTGATGGCCGATGCTGCTGGATGCGCTTTTGGCGTCCCATCTGGGCCAACGTAATAGTGTCCCTCGACGTTTAGAACCCTCTGCGCCTCACGCAACATCGAGACAGATGATAAATACATCTCCACCGTCGGCATTAAGTTCTCGCGCCAGGTGCCAGCGGCAATCAGACTTCCGATCAGCGTTTTGTAATCCTTGCCCATATCCGCACCGATAGAATCCGGCATTTTTGGAATTTTTGCCAATTCTGCGGCCGGTTTGCTCTTAATTGCAGATAATCCTGAACTCGTTCTCATCAAATTCGCCGGCATCTTATGCACTCCGATTTTTAAGTTGATCCAATAATTTTGAAGCTAAAAAATCCCTTTGAGAGGGTTTTCCCTTATTCGATATCTCTTTAGGTGG